TTGAGCCCAGCACGTAGTTGGGGTCATGATTCCACAGGGCCACGACCGGGTGCGACTGCTCTTTGAGAGCGCGGGTAAACGCCCCCGGCATGATCTGCTCGCGGAACGTGCCCAGCATCGTGCTGCGGACGTTGTACTTGGCCGCATAGCCACCGATATACGCCTTGCCGGCTTCTCGGGTTTCCATCGTCAGCGGCAGGGCAACGCAGCGGCGTTCAATGTTGTCCATGTGGCTCACTTCTTTTTGCGTGGTTTGCGAGAGCGTGGCATCGGGCCAGCGGGCTTGACGGCCTCCTCTGCCGGCGTCGTGCCGTTCAACAGATCGTCCGTGTACGACTGGGGCAGGTTGTCGGCCGGGGCAGACTCGCCAGCATTACCAACGCTGGCATCGGCCGCGATGCCCTGCATTGTGGTCAAGTTCATCTGCATGTACCGCTGATCGCCCTCTGGGCCAATCGGGTTCATGTTCAGAACCTCGCGGCACTCGTTGACGCTGTAGATGCCGGTTGTGAGCATCGTTTGCAGCCATGCGCCTTGGGCGGCTAGGTCGCCACGCAACAGGCCACGGGTATCAAACTCTGCGAAGTAAATCTCGTCCTGCGTCACCAAGTCGCGTGTGATGGCGGATTCCCAACGGCGGAACCACGGCAACAGCGTCTGCTGCACCAAGTCGATGGCGGCCTGCTCCTGGCTTGCGTAGCCAACCTTGGTTTTGTCTTGCACATACGACGGGTCTACCCGGTACGCACGGCAAATCTCAACCGTCTGATAGGCCCGCGTCTCAAGGAACTGGCTCGCCTCGTTGGACGCCTGCACGTCCTTCCAATGCACGCCCTGCGGCAGCACGGCCGTTCTATGAGCCCGGTCAGCGCCCCTGTGAATTCTCTCAAACTGCTCACGCAGCCGCTCGGCAGTTTCAACCGTGATCGGGTTGTCGCTTTCCATCAGCCCCGACAGCCGGCAGGCGTTGCCGAAGTACGATCCGCCGTGAGCCTCAAGGGCTTGGGCCAGGGCGATAGCGTCACGCGAGAGCGTGATGGGCAGCATTCCAGTCACGCCGTCTTGGCTCAGCCACCGCAGGTGGAAAATCTGATCCTGCCGGTAGTAAGACTCGGTGCCGTTCTGCTCGCGGTAGCAATAACGCAGCGTGCCGTCCTCCAGCTGCTTCACCGTCATGCGGCTGGGGTGCAGCGGCCAGAGCTCAGTGACAGCCCCGGCGGAACCGCTGCGGATCTCAGCGTAGGCGTTGCCGTACAGCAGGCAGTGGGCCGTCAGCATTTCGCGAAACTCAAACGACGTTTGCCAGCCGTTGGGTGCCTGCGAAAGAATCCGATACAGCGGCAGATCGCGGGCACGCTCTTTGCCGCCCTCTTGCAGACGCCGATACAGGTGTAGCGGAATCGTGGCCACGTTCTCGGCAATCAGCCGCACGCAGGCCAGCACCGCCGAGCACATCAGCGCCGTTTCAGGCGTGATGCGAACCCCGGCCGGGCCTCGAGCAGGTGACTCGCTCCACCCGTCGCCGTACGAGCCACGCAGATCAATGATGCGGTACGACTTCTCGGGCGTCTCGGCGTTGGCGATCATATCGTGTGGATGTCCCAGGTTTGTTCTGGCTTCGGTGCGGTTGCCGTCTGCCACAGGCCAACTGCTTCCACGAGTGCCACCATGCCGTCAATGCGTTCGGTGCTCTTGCTCTTGCTCAACTTAATGTCGCCGGCGTGGTTCATCTCAATGGCGACGTTATTGGCCATCCATCCGAGAAGTTGGTTATTGGCGTGCCGCAGCTTGCCTCCGAGAACCAACGTCTCCAAGAACTTGGCTGGGCTCGACATTGAGCCGAAGCCCTGCCTAAAGGCTACGATGTCATAGCCGTCTGCTTGCAGTTGCTGGGCGACGTGTTGGGCATTCCAGGGATCAATTCCCATCTGCCGAATCACGAAACGCTTGCTGATTTCGTTGATGTCTCTCCGCACGGTGTCGTAGTCGGTGGCATTGCCGTCCGTGAGCCGTAGCAGCGGCCCGTACTCGTTGCGTTCTTTGGCCCAGTCCAGATAGGGCACCTTATCCCGGTGTGCCCGGCCTTGGGCGTTCTCGGAAGCAGCCCAAAAGAATGGCAGCACGTCAAAGGTGCCATCATCGTCAGGAAAGAGATACACGGCGCAGGTCAGGTCCGTGGTGCTCGACAAGTCCAGTCCAACGTACGCCTGGCGGCCGTCGAGTGGTCGCAACTCGCCGCCGCACGCAGCCCACTTGTCGGGCAGAATCCATCGCACGTCTGACGCCGTGGCCACGTCAAGCCGATATCTCAAGAAAGAATTGAGTTTTGAAGGACTGTTCTTGGCTTCTAGTGCGTCTGCCGCAAATGACTCCAGCGTGATGGTGTGCCCCAGCGACGGGTTAGCCTTGTGCCACGTCGCCTCTGCAAAAGGGTCATCGGCTTCGTCGGCCTTGAACACACAGCCGAAGAAGGCCGGGTCTAGCTTTGGGTCTGCCTTGCACCGCTCGGCATACGTTCGCTGTTCCCACCACAGAGCCTTGCGGTCCAACTCCCCGGCCGTGGTGATGGACAGCAGCAGCGGCTGCCGGCGGGAAGCACCGCCGTACCTGAGCGCGTCCCACAGGCGGCGATCGCGTTGGGCGTGGAGCTCGTCAAAGAGCAGGGCGTGAATGTTCAGCCCTTCAGCCCGAAACGCATCGGCACTCAGCACCCGGTAAAACGAGTTGCTGGCCCGGTGAATGATCGTCTTCCGCGAGTCCACCACCTCAAGCACCTTGGACAGGGCAGGCGAAGCCCGCACCATCGCTGCGGCCTCCCTGTAGATGATGCCAGCGGATTCTCGGTCAGTGCATGCCCCGTAGACTTCGGCCCCTGGCTCCTCGTCGGCCAATAGCATGTACAGGGCGATGCCAGCAAGCAGCGTGCTCTTTCCGTTCTTCTTCGGCACCTCAATGTAGGCCACTCGGCGCTGCCGCATGCCATCGGGTTTCAGCCTGCCGAAGAGCTCGCGGAAAATGTCGTGCTGCCACGGCAGTAGCGTGAATCGCTCGCCTGCGTGCTGTCCTTTTGAGTGACGCAGCACACCCTCAAAGAACCGCACCACTCGTCGGTACTTAGCCTCGCCAGCCGGCGAAAGACTAGGCACCTTCTGAGGCAAAGAACGCTTCAAGATCGTCTTTGGGCGTTTCGGCTTTCGTCCCAAGTCGCACCCTGCTGCTCGGTGTCAGCCCAAAGTCACCCATCAGACTGGCCTGCAACACGACGAGCCCGCGATACAGACTGCCGGCGGGATTCGGTTTTACGCCACCGAGATCCGTTTTGATTGTTGGGCCGCTGGCCCTGAGCTCAAGCAGGCAGGCTTGAGCAGCTGCGTGGACTTCGCACAGCGTGGCCAACGCTTCGCCGTCGCCCGTGGTCAGCACTCCCATACTGGCAAGGATGTCAACGAGTTCGTGCCACTTGGCCACCGCAATCGGCTCAACGGCCAGGCGTTCCGGCATCGGCGGCGTGCCGGGCGGCGCGGACGGTTCGCGTTTGGCCGGGCCGCGTTGGGTGCCTTCCAGAATCTTGATGGCGGTTGGTTTCGGTTTTCGGCCCATTGCGATTGGCTTTCAAAAACGGTGTCAGATTTCTGCGGCGCGCACGCATGAGGAAACCACGGGGTTTTATAGGGGGCTCACCCCATACTTTCGACCCGCCCCCGGTCGCCGCGTTCTCGTAGCGTCTTGCGTGCGTGGCACGCGATACAAAGGCATTGCCCGTTGCCTACGTCGTACCGATCACCGCCTTGGTTAATGGGCGTTACGTGGTCAGCCTGGGCCTCCTTGGGCCCACCGCAAACACGACCACAATCCCTGCACGTCCAGGCGTCTCGCGTGAGAACAGCCTGACGCCACGCCCTGTGGGCTTTATCGCAGTACCCACGGGCTGCCGCGTTTGGCCTGTTGGACTCGTCACGCTTTCGGCGTGCGACCAACCGCAGCGGCCTGTGGATTGGAATACGGTTTGGCACTTAGGACTTCATCACGACCGATACGGTGGCCGTGGCGTTGGTGCTGGCTGCCACCAGCTTGACGTACGGGAACGCATAGGACGCATCAGGCAGAGCGTACGCCGTGCGATTTACGGTGCTCGGGGCCAAGGTAATAGCCGCGACTGAACCACTGGAGTCGTACAACTGGCAGAACGAGCCGGTATCCGTGTCATTGCCCCACACGTTAATAGTGGCCGCGTTGGTGGTGATGGTGGGCAGCTGAACAATGGCACCCGCCATATCTTCCATGCGCAACGTCGTGCAGGTGCTCGTGGCCGTCGTGACGGTGGCCGTGACTACCCGGAAGTTCCGCTTGATTTTCACCTGGCTCATGATCGCTCCTCAGTGTGTGGCTCGGGTCGTGCCCGAATCGTGGCCTCTGCCGTTACTGTACGGGAATCTGCTGCAACTCTTGCAGTTCACTAGCTCACAGGGCTAGGGGACTCCTCTGGCACCAGTTGCGGCACGGCGTCGGTGGCAAACTCAAGGTCAGCCAGCGGCACCACTTCCACACTGGCGAAGTTCGTCGCGTCCAGGCGTGCGAAGCCCGCCGCGTAGATGCCGACTTCTGCGAGGCACTGCGGCAGGATATCGGCAACGTGGCACCAGCGACCATCGGCCAGAGCGGCAGGGTACACGGTGCAGCGAGGGTCGCCGTACCAAGCGTGAAAGTTCAGCATCTCCTGAGCCAGCGGCGTGTCGAACACAATCGCCAGCGTCTGGAGCGTGGCCGTGTCTGGCAGCGGCTGCAATAGGAACTCTAAGAGGGTCATACTCGCCCCATTGCGGATTGGAAGGCTTGCATGGCGGTGTTGTAGGCAGTCACCTGAGCGGCTGTCATGCCAGCACCGATGCTGTATGCGGCCATTCGACCGTTGTAATATTCGGTCGGCCCGTTACGGGCGAAGACGAAGAAGGGACTCGCGCCAGTAGTTTCGGCAGTGTTAACTTCGCTTGTGCCGATAGACACAGCATCGTCGTACAGGGTCAGGAGCGTCGTACTTGTACGGCTTGCCAGAATCAATCCGCCGTTTGTGTTGGTACGGTTATTCGCAAACGCGCTGTTTGCCTTGCCAAGTTCAGTCTGTATTCCGTAGTTGGGTGCAGTGGAGCCAAACAACTGAAGGAACAGGCGATAGCGATCCGTCACGCCGTTAAACAGCACGCCGAGTAGAGTTCTTGCCGACGCAATATCCTGCGTGCCAGTGATGAACGACGATAGGTGGCAGTTTGCAGCGCCGGGAAGTTGATCGACGTTGAATCCAGTGTTCAGGTACTTCGTCGTCCCATTCCCCGTCAGCCCGCCCGTCGCCCCCGTCTCCGCGTAGTCGGTGCCGACGCCGACGAAGGCGTTGTTGGTGTCGGTGGCGTTGCCATACTGCGTCCCGCCGAGCGACGGCCCCCGATAGAGCGGCACCAGTGCGGCGTTGAGGTTTGAGCCGCAGAACAGGTTGAGACGGTAGAAGTGGTCGCGGATGCCAGCCGATGCGATAGCCGAACAGAACTTTGACACGGCCGCAAGGCTGGTTCCAACCGTGCCGCCGTTAGCAACAACTCTCGCAGCCCAACTAGCAGCATCTGGGTGCAGCGTCGAGCGCGGCCGCAGTAGTCTCGGGCTCATCGCCATGGCTTAGTTCTCCTGCTGTTCCGTTGCTCGAGGCTGTAGGGCATACAGCAACCGCGTCTGCTCGCTCACTGCCTTGC